TAGAACTGGCCAGTGGGTCAACAGGCTGGATCGAGTTGCCGAATGGCCAGCGCTGGAACCCGGCGCACACCTATAAATTCAATGGCAGCTTACCGCGCCGTTCATGGCTGCAGCGTTTCCTCCCCCTGATAGGAGGTCGCCAAAATGCCAATTGATACCGAACAGCAAAAACGAGGGCTGGAGCACTTGCGGAACATCCGTCGTAAATACTTCAGCAACAGCAGCGAGGCCGCAGATTGGTGGGACAAGCTGAACCCTGAGTGGCGTGGTGTAGTTCTTCATGCGGCTGCGGTTGCTACCGGTTCGGATGTATTCAAAGCACACCTTGCCAAATGTTGCTGGCGGGAGCTGTTTGAACGTCTGGACTACAGGGCAATGATTAATTTGCGCCAGGGCATATCCAGGGCGCGTCTGACGTTTGACGGATTTGGAAGCCTTTGCGACAGCGACTTTTCAAAGCGTAGCGCTAACCGCCCGATTAAAAAGGCTCATCCGATTTACAGCAACAACCGCCCGCAAATGATTATTGCGCCTCATATCGTTAACAAGATGCAGCAGCAGGAGTTTCACTAATGACCATTATTTCCGTAGACGTTAAAACACTGGGGCAGGAGATGGCCGCGTGGGCAGTGCCACACAATTACGCCATGCTCTTTCTGGAAAAAAACACGGTGAAAAATGGCCGGGTGTCATTACACGCCTTTTTCTTTAACGACACTGAACACATGACAAGCAAGCGCCACTGGCTTGCTATCAATACCGCTTTCTGGTGCTGCGTCTATCGCGAAGCCGAGAGTAACAGCGAGCAGGTTGAAGCGCTGGCTGGTATTCGCTCTATGTTCTATATCGCTGGCGCATTAGGTGCTGGCGAAATCAAAGCGATGATCCAGGAGTGGTGGCGTAAAACATATGAACTTCACCAGGTTCCAGCGCCGAACTGTTCAGCCTTACCCGTTACCGCCACTTTCCACTAATAAACCCACCTATTTTTTGGCCACCTACGACGTGGCCGGGGATTCTTTTGCCTCGAGGAAACCGATATGCAAACGACACGTAATGAAATTTCCGCATCAACCCACAGCAATGAACTGCTGGCCATGCTGGCGAAAGCTACGCAAGAGGGCAAAGCTGCGTCCGCTGATTTGTACTCAACCCGTTTGGATAAGCTGGCCACGCATGCTGCAAATGAAGGCCTGAGTGCTCCGGAAATTGTTGAACTAATTCGTGAAGAGGCTGCTGCCATTTGCAGTAAAGGTGGTGCGGCATGGAACTGACCGCAAAGAGAGAAGAGGAACTGAAAATACAGGGTGGGATTAGGGCGTTGAATAAGTTGTTAGCCATTGCACTAAGCCAAGCTTATATCGTTGGGGTAGTAAATGGTGAAAAGGATGGGCATGCAGTCAAGGGGTTGTTTGATGCTTTGATAAAGCCGCTGTTAGCAGTTGAGCGTCAACGCTTGAACGAAATGAAATCGGAAGGTGCCAATGATCGTTAAAACATCCCTTAAATGGGTTGGCAGCGAAGCTCGTCTTATGACGCAGCTTCGCAACCACTTGCCTGAAGGTCAGAGCCAGATTGAGGCGTTAGCCAGTTCTACTGAGAAGACGCTCGATCAATATACTCCTGACTTACAAATACAGAGTCGTAATCTTTCAAACCCATTCCGTAGTCAGATGCGTCTACAAGATCCAGAGACAGGAGAAACTCACGTGCTGCAACGTATTCGCCAAGTCCATCACAGGTGAGTGCCCTGTAAAAAACATTCTCGTTGCAAATAAGAATTTTATATGGAACTCCGGGAAGGGAATCCTGCTGTTTTTCAAGCCATGCAGCAATAGCGGAATCGTACGAGGGTAGTTTTAAGCCGTCCTTCATCTTGAATAATTTATGTTGCATCCCAGTACCTTTTTTAACACTCAAATTTTTCATGAGGCTACACGACCAATGCCATGTAATCAAAGACAAAGTCTACATAAGAGGCATGATTGCAAAGCTGTAATTAAGATAACTGAATTGCTTTCTGAAGGTGGTTTAGGGTGAGTGATAATGCTTTGTTACTCGGTAATCATCACGCTGTCGATACCTGGCGGCGTGATACTTTTGCGCCAGGTACGCCAGCTGACGCTACTATCACTGAGCGCCGTTTGTGGGCTGTAAACCCGCAGGACTATAAATGGCGCTCACAGTACCTCCACGAGATACCCGACTGGTTAGCCGGGTATTTTGGCAACCGTTACGAAAAGCTGCTGGCTGGACGTGATGGCCGTCGCCGTGCCAATACATTCCTGCGCAAAACAATTGGCGGGAATGTATTGCCACGTCTGCGGAAAGTGGCCGCACGATATGAACTTGCTGCCGATGTTTCCGATCTCCCTTTTGGCAAGGCACTGCAGCGCTTGCCATCGCTTGACCGTCCCGACCTCAAAAAGCTTTCTGGCCAGGTATCTGGCTGGATGGCTCAGATGTTTTATGACTTCACCGACACGCTGAAGGGCAAACCAAAAGACGAAAGGGAAATGCGCCAGCGCACGCTGGAGGCTTACCGCAACCTTTGTTCGCTTTCCCTCATGCTGAACAATCAGCCGCCGTACTGGGCAGAGCATGAAGCCAATGATGGCCACCTTGAAACCCGAAAAGAGGAGTCCGGGATTTTGCGTCTCATGGCACCGGAGTGGAGGTATCAGCGCCTGAAGCGTGCCCGTGACCTGCAACGTGAACATCTGGCCATTGCCGTTGGCCAGGTGCAGAAATCTGCCAGCGCCTACGTATCACGTAAAACCCTGGGCGAATGGATAGACCAGAAGAAACGCAATCTGGAGTTCTTCAAAAAGTTTGATCTGATGGACGAAGAGGGCAACCGTATTGCGCTGGACAGCATGGTACACCGCAGCGTTGCTAACCCGGCAATACGTCGCTGTGAACTGATGGTGCGTATGCGCGGGTTTGAAGATATCGCCAATGAACAGGGGCTGGCTGGCGAGTTTTACACAATCACTGCGCCTTCACGTTATCACGCTGTACACAGTAAGGGCGGCTTCGTGTCTCAGTGGAACGGATTAAGCCCACGGGACACGCAGCGTTATTTATGCAACGTCTGGGCAAAAGCACGCGCGGCGATCTCCCGTGCCGGTATTCATGTTTTTGGTTTTCGCGTGGTGGAACCTCACCACGACGGAACACCGCACTGGCATATGCTGCTGTTTATGCGTCCGAATGACGTTAAGATGGTGCGCGATATTCTTTTCTATTACGCCACAAATACCGATTCAGAAGAGCTTAAGTCACCAAATGCGCTTAAAGCGCGTTTTCACGTTGAGCCTATCGATCCCGCTAAAGGGTCGGCAACTGGGTATATCGCTAAATACATCTCAAAAAATATCGACGGTTTTGCGCTTGATGGGGAAGCGGATGAGGAAACAGGTGAAAGCCTGCGTGATATGGCTAAATCCGTATCAGCTTGGGCATCCCGCTGGCGTATTAGGCAGTTTCAGCAGATTGGTGGTGCGCCAGTGACTGTCTGGCGTGAGTTGCGCCGTCTGGGCGATCAGCGCCTCACTGACAAGCGTATGGATGCGGTGTTGGCAGCGGCAGATGTTGGGGACTGGGCTGCCTATACACATTTGCAGGGCGGGGCGCTGGTAGCACGCCATGATCTGGTCGTTCGTCTGGCATACGAAATCACCGAACAGGGGAACGAATATGCAGAGGATGTGCAGCGCGTTCAGGGGGTTTACTCACCTTCAGTTCCTGACTCTAAAGTGTGCACACGTCTGGTGAAGTGGCAGAAGGTCGCGAAGTTGGCCGAAGCGCCAGCGGAGGCTGGTTTTTCTGGCGGCAACGCCGCCCCTTGGAGTTCTGTCAATAACTGTACGGAGGGTGGAACCCGGAGACGATTAAAACTGGAGCTTAACCAGAGGGGGTTTACTGGCTCTGATTATGAAATAGACATTTTGCAGCGTGGAGGCGGGCTTGAGTTTGGCAATTCGGCGCTAGTTTTCAGAGGCGGCAGACTTCAGGAAAGCCGATTGAAACCACAGGATGAACAATGGCCAGGCTGGCAATGATTCTTGTAAGTGTGTGATAAGTAATATCTAACCTATTGATCGGATGATTTTTTATTTCACATATCATTCAATTAGGTATACTGTATGGGCATACAGTACTTTTGGTTTTGGGAGGGGGCAGCATGGATATTTTAGAGGCTTCAGCAAAGCTGGAGCGCATTGAGTTACTAGCCAAAGTAGCCCACGCTGGCGAGGTGAGCGCGAAGGAAAAGACAATTGCCTTAACGTGGATTGGTGAGATAGCTGAAGAAATGCGGGTTATCGTTAGAGAAGATTTAAAAAACCCCCAGGGCGGGGGCATATCAGGCGGCTGGGGCGGCTTTCAGTAAATCCAGTGCCATCTGTTTCTGATCGGGTGAGAGATTTTTTAGTAGCGTTTGCACTAACGTATCACCCGTTTTAGCGCTTGGACTCAGAGTGTGGGAAAACGTCAAATTCATAACAAAAGTATGCCCACACTCCACGTCA